ATGCAAGGAGTTGCGCCTGTTCAAAACAATCCTTATCAAGATGTAAATCAGGTAAATGCTAATTTTAGTCCTCAAGCGCAACAAAGAGCACAGCAAATGCAAATGCCTCCTCAACAATCTCCTATGTTTAAAAAAGATTTTCCGGATTTAAATAAAGATGGTAAAATAACAAAGGCTGATATATTAATGGGTAGAGGAGTTAAAAAATAATAATAAATAAATATGGCAAAAATAGAAAAAGCTGATTTTAATTCTCAAGGAGATGTTGGTCAGAATATAATTTGGGATGGACCACTTAGTCAAGAAGGTCGTCCACATGGTCAAGGAAGTAGTTCTGGAATAACAGGTATGAAGCTTAAACTAGCTGCAACTCCTTATTCTGCAGGACCTATTACCATGAAAGCTCAAGCAAAAGAAGGTGGGTCCCTCTAAATCACCGCTTTACGCAAAGATATCATCTGGTTGTAAAGCTGCTGCAAAGCGTAAGTTTAAAGTATGGCCTAGCGCTTATGCTTCTGGCTGGGGTGTGAGATGTACAAAAGCTGGTGGACCTAGTAATTTTGGTGGTAAAAAATAATGTCTTTATTTAAAGATTTTGACTATAGTAAGTTTAAAAAAACTAAATTACCTAAAGATGATTCTTTACAGACTCTTAAGGAAATTAAAGAAATAGATAAACTTAACGTAGATAAAAAATTTATTGAAAAACACGATGACGTCATTAAATCATTTACTGAAATAGTAGGTGATAAAGATTCTGATTACATGCAGAAATTAATAGATGATTCTGTGCCTATAATATCTAATATAAAAAAATATTACAATAGGCCAAGGCCTAAGCAAGCTGCAAAGATTTTTGGAATAGAATTAAATGATATTGAACTTAAATCAATGAAGACCCCATCTTACCCTTCAGGTCATTCTGCACAGGGTTATTTAGTTTCTGAAATGCTAAAAGATAAATATCCAAATAAAAAAACACAAATAGATAAAGTAGCTAAAAATATATCTGACAGTAGAAATATAGCTAAAGCTCATTATAAATCAGATTCTGAGCAAGGTAAAAAACTAGGATTAGAAATGGCAAACTTTATAAAAAACCAAAAACAAAATGGATAAGAAAATTTTAAAAAAAGTATCTAGCGAGTTGAAAAAAGCTTCAGCGCTGCATAAAAGACAAGCTTTAACATTAGACAAAATGTTAAAAAAATTTGACAATGCCAAAAAGTAAAGTAAAAGGTGGAGGTACTAAAAAAGTATGTTTACCGCTAGCTAAAGTTAGAAGCATGAGTAAAGCTCAAAAAGACAAAGTCGTAAGAGCTAAAGAATCAGCTGGTAGTTCAGGTAAATATAAAAGATCAAGTTCTACTAATGTTAAAGGTGCTAGAAAAAAAGGTGCTACACTTAGAGACTGGTTTGATAAAGAAAATTGGGTAAATGTTAAAACAGGTAAACCCTGTGGTGAATAAATAGTATATGTCATTAAGATTAGTAAAAAAAAATATGGCTTGCAATAAGCCAAAGAAAACATCTTCACATCCAAAAAAATCACATGTTGTTAAAGCTTGTGCTAATGGTAAAGAAAAGATCATACGTTTTGGTGAACAAGGAGCTAGCACTGCTGGTAAACCTAAAGCTGGAGAATCTGCTAAAATGAAAGCTAAAAGAAAATCCTTTAAATCCCGTCATGGAAAAAACATAGCAAAAGGCAAAATGTCTGCTGCTTACTGGGCCGACAAGGTTAAATGGTAAATAAACAAACAAACAAACAAACAATTATGAAAGGACCTTTGAAAAAATCAAAACAAAAAATAGAGCAAGATTACGCTAGAAACGCTATTGCTGACTATGAGTCTGGCAATAAAAAAGCAGCTAAGTACGAAAAGAAAAAAGAATTAGAAGTTGCCGCTGGCGAAGGTCCTAAAATGATGGGTAAATCTCCAATGAAACAAAATGCAGATTTTAAATATATGCCTATTGTAGACAGAGAGAAAGACGCTATGAATAAAGGAGATTCTGCTATGAAAATGGCTGGTAAGTCTCCAATGAAAATGGGTGGATCTTTTGTTGGAAAACATTCTGCTCTTCAAATGATGAAGCCATCTCCAGCTAAGCGTTATAAGAAATAAATGGCTTTTAAAATGGATTCACCTATTTGTACCTGCAATACACCTATATATGAGAGAAATCTTGAAGCAGGTGTAATGGGAGAGGCTAATAATAATGGAACTATTTTAGTTAATAAAAACCTATCTCCATTAGAGAAACAAAAAGTTGTAGACCATGAAATGGTTCACATTGATCAAATGGAAAGAGGTGATCTTGATTACGATAATAATAATGTTTATTGGAAAGGTAAAAAATACTCAAGAGCTTCTATGGTTGAAGGCGCAAAGAATTTGCCTTGGGAAGATGAAGCTTATAAAAAAGCTTAACACATGAATGCATTATTAAAATTATTAACAGGCGGCGTCATCAAAGAAATAGGTGACGTCGTTGATAATTTAACAACTTCTAAAGAAGAAAAACTAAAAGCAAGGCAAAAGCTTCAAGAGATACTTGAGAAAGCAGATAGTGAAGCGCAAAAACAAGTTACAAGAAGATGGGAGTCAGACATGAAGTCTGATAGTTTTTTATCAAAAAACATACGACCATTGATTATTGTTTATTTAACAGTTATCTTTACAGCATGTGCTTTTTTTGATGGCAACGTAGGTGGATTTGTAATAGAAAAAACCTATATACCTATATTCCAGTCATTACTAGTTACAGTCTACGGAGCTTACTTTGTTGGCAGGACCTGGGAAAAAGCAAAAAATATAGGTAATAATAAAAACAAATGAAAACAATTAAATTAAATACAATGGAAGAAAATAGCAAAATAACAACAGAAGAGCTTAAGCAAGTGACTGAGTTTAATAATAAAATGGTACAAATTCAAGGAGAGATTGGAGCTGGTGAATTGCGTAAAGCAGATCTAGTAACAATGTTCGCTAAAGAGTCTGAACAAATGGAAGTTATTAAAAAGGAACTTGAAGACAAATATGGTAAGGTTAACATCGATTTAAAAGATGGATCTTATGAGCTAATTCCTGAAGAAGATAATGAGTAATGTAATCAGAAAAATAAGTATAGGTTCTGATTATAAAAACGATGCAATGCACTACGCAGTAGGTCAACAAGTATATGGAGGACATGAAATCTCTCATATACTACATGAAGAAAAAAATGATTCATATAGTATTCACATCAAAAAAAAAGATGAAGTAATACCTTGGAAAAAGTTTAACTGTAATATGGCTGTATCAATTGAGTATGATTTAGAATACTAAATGAAAAGCTTATTTGATTTTATTGTAGAGCCATTAAACAGCCAATACAATAATGAAATAAAAGTAGGTGACAAAAGCCTTGTAACTAACGTTGATTTAGATAATTTTAGATCAGTTAGCAATATGGCTAAAGTTATTTCAACACCAATTGCTTATAAAACAAATATATCTAAAGGTGATATTATAATAATACACCACAATGTTTTTAGAACATTTAGAGATATAAGAGGTAAGCAAAAAACAAGTAGATCTAAATTTACAGAAAATCTATATTTTGTTGCAATGGACCAGGTCTATATGTACAAAAACAAAAATAAATGGGAGACAATAAACAATAGATGTTTTGTAAAACCACTTTTAAGTGACAATGATCTAACGTTAGATAAAGAACGCGAGCTTATTGGTATATTAAAATACGGTAATAGTTCTTTAGAAGCTCTTAAAATAACTCCAGGAGATGTAGTTGGTTACACACCAGATGGGGAATACGAGTTTTTTGTAAACGGAGAGAGATTATATTGTATGAAATCAAATGATATTGTAATTAAATATGAACACCAAGGAAACGAAGTTGAATATAATCCGAGCTGGGCAAAAAGCAGTTGAGGAATTAATTAAGGTGGCAGAAGAAAAGATTGTTGACTCAGGAGATGATATATCAGCTGACAGACTTAAAAATGCCGCTGCAACAAAAAAACTTGCAATATTTGATGCTTTTGAAATACTTACAAGAATACAAGTTGAAGAAGATTTATTAAACGAAAAACCAGCAGAAGTTATTGAAGAAAAAAGCTTTAAAGGTTTTGCTGAAGGAAGATCAAAGTAATGTATAAACAAGAATTATACAAAATATTAGATAGTCATATAAAACCTAAGGTTTTAAATAGAACTAATAGATACGCTAAATGGGAATATGGTTATAATAAAGAACATGATATAATTATTATAAGCAAAACCGGTCAAATTGGTGATATATATGAAATACAAGGTTTAAAAATAGCTTTACCAAAACAAGATAAACCTCATGTATTTGATAATAACAAATGGGAATATTCAGAATATCCTAAAGAATTAAAAAAAATAAAATCTGTATTTGACTGGGAAGAGTATCCTAATGATTTTAAAGAAAAATGGCACGGATATATAGATGATGAATTTAAAAAACGCGAAGAAGGCTTTTGGTTTATTAACAAAAATAAGTCTACATATATTACTGGTACTCACTATATGTACTTGCAATGGAGCAAGATTGACGTTGGCCAGCCCAATTTTCGTGAATCAAATAGATTATTCTACATCTTCTGGGAGGCCTGTAGAGCTGATAAACGTAGCTATGGAATGTGCTACCTTAAGAATAGACGGAGTGGCTTTTCATTCATGGCATCAGGTGAAGCAGTCAACGCTGCGACAATATCGACAGACTCAAGATTTGGTATATTATCAAAATCAGGACCAGATGCTAAAAAAATGTTTACCGATAAAGTTGTACCAATATCCGTTAACTATCCTTTCTTCTTTAAACCAATACAAGATGGAATGGACAGACCAAAAACAGAATTGGCATATAGAGTACCAGCTACAAAGTTTACAAGAAAAAAGCTGGACAATAACGAAAAGCTTAAAGAGATATCCGGTCTTGATACAACAATAGATTGGAAGAATACAGGAGACAACTCTTATGATGGTGAAAAACTAAAGCTACTTGTTCATGATGAATCAGGTAAATGGGAAAGGCCAACAAACATACTTAATAATTGGCGTGTTACTAAAACATGTCTAAGATTAGGTAGTAGAATTATAGGTAAATGCATGATGGGTTCAACATCAAACGCTTTAGATAAAGGAGGTGAAAACTTTAAAAAGCTTTATTATAGTTCTAATGTTGAAAAAAGAAATGCTAATGGTCAAACAAGCTCAGGTTTGTATTCTTTATTTATACCAATGGAATGGAATTATGAAGGATTTATAGATTGTTATGGTTATCCAGTATTTGATATACCTGAAAAAGAAACAGTAGATGCTTTTGGTGATGTGATAGAACAAGGAGTTATAGAACATTGGAACAATGAAGTTGAAGGTTTAAAACAAGATCAAGACGGTTTAAATGAATATTATCGTCAGTTTCCAAGAACAGAAGAACACGCTTTTAGAGATGAAGCAAAAGAATCTTTGTTTAATCTTACAAAAATATATGAGCAAATAGATTACAACGTTGATTTAAAAAGTACTTCAACAATAACTACTGGTAGTTTTCAATGGGAAAACGGACAAAAAGATACTAGAGTTATATTTGTTCCAAATAAAGATGGTAGGTTTAATATATCATGGGTACCTTCTTTAGAATTACAAAATAGAATTGTAATAGATAACAAAGGTAAACACCCTGGTAATGAGCACTTAGGTGCTTTTGGTTGTGATAGTTATGATATATCAGGTACAGTAGATGGTAGAGGTTCTAATGGTTCTTTACATGGCTTAACTAAATTCAGTATGGAGAACGTACCACCTAATCATTTCTTTTTAGAATATATAGCTAGACCCCAAACAGCTGAGATATTTTTTGAAGATGTTTTAATGGCTTGTATTTTTTACGGTATGCCTATATTAGCGGAGAATAATAAGCCTAGATTATTATATCATTTTAAAAGAAGAGGTTATAGAGGTTATTCAATGAACAGGCCAGATAAGATTTGGAATAAATTATCAGTAACTGAAAGAGAAATAGGTGGAATACCAAACTCAAGTGAAGATATAAAGCAAGCTCACGCAGCTGCTATAGAAACCTACATAAACACTAATGTTGGTATGTTGGAAAACGGCTATGGAGATATGTATTTCCAAAGAACTTTAAATGATTGGGCTAAATTCAATATAAATAATAGAACAAAGCATGATGCTTCTATTAGTTCAGGACTAGCTTTGATGGCTTGTAATAAAAACAGGTATATGCCGGCGCAAAAGAAAATATATAAACCTATTGATTTAGGTATTAAAAAATACAATAACAGTGGAACTACTTCAAAAATACTTTAATAAATGAAAATCCAAACTAATACATACAGTTCTTTCCCCAACCAAGTGGTTAGCGAGGAAGAAAAAGCAAGCTTAGACTATGGTATTCAAGTAGGTAGGGCTATCGAAGGAGAGTGGTTTCAACAAGGAAGATCAGGAAATAGATATGCTCAAAGCTATAGTAATTTTCACCAATTAAGATTATATGCTAGAGGAGAACAATCAGTAGCTAAGTATAAAGATGAAATGTCAATAAACGGTGATGTATCTTATCTTAATTTAGATTGGACACCAGTTGCTGTTATACCTAAGTTTGTAGATATTGTTGTTAATGGAATGTCAGACAAAAATTACGACATTAACACAATAGCTCAAGATCCTTATTCTACTC